TTCCCTGTTCTTTCTTTATATCTTTTACAATCAGTTCTGCTTTTTCTCTTACTGTCATAGAAACCTTCCTTCCGTCTTATTTGCAATTCTTACAAGCACAATCAGTAATATGTGTATAGGATTTTTAAGAATAACTTCCGACTGAAACATAAATATCAGCACTAATGTCAATAGTAGCCCTATAGTTGTAACTGAATCAAATTTATTTAAACACTGCTGGTTTAAATAATTCTCATCATGTTTTCTGATTACAGCCATTCTGGTAATAATTCCACCAACAAGCGGTATTACTACAAAAAGCACTACACTTAAAAATATTGTATTAAAAGGCACTGCTACATTGGACACACCCAGCAGAAATTTCACAATTGGTCCAAATGCAAAAAGAATGATAATATCATTCGTTGCAACCTGAACGACAGTATATACCGGATTCCCTTGCGTCAGACTGCTCCATACAAATACCATTGCTGTGCATGGTGCTGCACCAAGCAATACTGCCCCAGCCAGATATTCTGTAGCAAGTTCAACCGGAATAAATGCCCTGAATAACACAAAGAAGAACAAGCATGCAATTCCATACATTGTAAATGGTTTGATCAGCCAATTAACGATCCAAGTCACAAATAATCCTTTCGGATTTTTGCTGATATACTTGACACTTTTGAAGTCCACCTTAATCATCATTGGATAAATCATAATCCAGATTAATACTTTTGAAAAAACTTCATCTTAGCATTTCCCCTCTAACAACAGCTATCTTTTTTGTCACAGCATGACTCACATGTCAAACTGCCAATAAAATTCTTGAATTCTAATAAAGTATCACAATTCAAAGAGTAATGATGCCATTTACCTTCTTTGCGATCACTCACCAATCCACATTCCACCAGTATCTTCATATGATGAGACAGGGTTGGCTGTGTAATTTCAAATTTTTCCAAGAGCCTGCATCCACATTTTTCGCCATCTGACAACATTTGCACTATTTCTAATCTGTTTGAATCTCCAAGTGCCTTGCAGATTAATGCAACATTTGTTAGTTCCATTTCATTTACCTCACATTGATATTTATCTATGTGTGTAGATTAGCATATACATAGATAATTGTCAATGTGTTTTTATAAAATAAAGCCATACATTTTCATGTAAAGCTTTAAAAACAGGAAATTAACGCTTCCATACCATTATCAATTCTTTTTCTCCCGTATTACTATCTAAACTTTCAGATTGGATGCTAAATTCCTCTCGCAGATAAAATTGTATTGCTCGTTCATTTTTTTGATAAACATTCAATTTTAGAGTGGACTTGACTTTCTTCACTTCTGTGATTCATCAACATACTAAAAACAAACATACATACAATAAAACCAAGCATGCAACTAATAATCCCTGATATCCATAGCACAGGATGTATTTTTCGAGTCTTTCGTGTAATAATAGAAATCACGATACCAATAAACGAGCATAATGGTCCCCAAAATATGACATCAATATAGGTATACGGTGTTTCATATAGACACTTCATCCCACAATTACCGTACATATACAATATATATACTGCTGCTTTCATGATGGTGTCTTTACTTGAAGTCCCTTTTGTTCATCTTCTTCCCACTCCATGATCAATGTTGTACACCCCACCTGACATACTCACATATTATACCACAAGCAAAACTTTTATCTCGATAATGAAATCATTCCCCTGTATTCTTGCACTTATATCTCCATTCATACGCTCCACAAGCTCTTTTGCAATAGATAACCCCAGTCCGGTTGAGGCTCTGCCTCTTGCCACATCTGCTTTATAAAAACGCTCAAACACATGGCTTAAGTCAATATTTTCAGGATGTTCCGTATAATTACTGATTTTAAGCAAGGCATAATTATCCTCATGGATAAGCTTGATACTTATATTCTTTTCCCCATGATCAAGACCATTTTTTATGACATTCTGTATAACTCTCCTTAAGCCCTGCTTATTACCTGATATATACAGCATTTCCTCAGTAATACTAATATCTGGGCAGATGCCCTGCTTCTTCCATTCATCATAATAAGAAAATACAGCTTCTTTTAATATTCTGTTCATACAACAATCCGTAAGCTCCAGCTTATATGAATCATTTTTCAGCTTAGTGAATGTAAAAAGCTCCTCCAGCATTTCATTAAGGCTGTTAAGCCTTTCTCTGATTATATCAAGATATCTCCTCTGGTCATCTATATTGTCACATTCCTCTATAAGCTGGAAATACCCATCCAGCGATGTAAGCGGTGTCCTTATATCGTGTGAAAGATTAGTATATGTATCTGCAATCAGCTCTTCTTTTTTTCTGTACTCATTTCTTTCTTTTTTACGCAGGTCAAGAAGCTCATTCAATTTATCTGAAAGCTCACCTATTCCCCCCATATCTATTTCACGTTGAATCAGCTTGTTACTATCGTGTTCCATAAGAAACGACAACTGGCGGCAGATGTCCTTAATCTGCCGCTGGTATTTCCACATAATAAATGCCTGTATAATAATTATTACTGCTAATATTCCAATAATAATCCTCATCCTCTAAATATCCCTTTTCTGAAAAATATAACTGCTTAATGACAGCATTATAATAATAAATATAACTGCCACACACATTGAACTAACAACATCATCCCTGCCTGCATTCATAGGAAGCATTGCCATCCTTCCAGTTACTGTATACTTATAGATGCTGAAGTTATGAAGTCCCTTTCTGTTAACTACATAATCTATAAAGGCATACACAATGCTCATTATATTCATGGTAAGACATACCGACAAGGTCATGCTTATGACATTGTTCTTAATTATAACTGCTATTGCCATACATATTAACACAAATGCATAATGAAGCGTAAGTTCCGTTAAGAAATAAGGTATAATCTCCTTCCAGTTACCCCACACCACACATTTAAACGCAAGCATATTCGCTGCTGCCTGGAATACAAATATCCCTGCAAAGGTAATTGCTGTAAATAAGGCAAGCGCAACTGCCCTTGAAACAATAAGCATACCCCTTTGTGACACCTGTCCACCAATATTCTTAATATAACCGCTCTTAATATCTGCTGTTGCAAACATAACCGCAAATATTACAAGAAAAAGTGCATAAAATTTCCCCTGTGCATTAGAAAAGAAAACATCCATTACCGTAACCTTCTTCCCTGGCTCCGTAGGTAATTCCACACTCATACCAATATTGACATTATCTGCATTCTGCTGCGAAAGCTGTTCCTTATTGCTTTCCACTGCCTGCTGTTGCTCCCATTCCTTATTAACTGCATCATAATCTATTTTTGAAAGAAATGAGGTAAGCAGTGCTGATGCCAGCAATATAATCCATATTACATACATACTCTTTGTACGAAACATTCTGTATACATCCATCTTTATCATATTAAGCACGATTGTCACCCCCTGTAAGCCTTAAGAAATAATTCTCAAGTTCTTCACTTGTAATAGATATTCCTTTAACTGGAATTCCCGCCTTTGCAAGCTCCATGTTCAGCCTGGCACTTTCTCCCAGTCTTTCAAATATATGAATATGTTCTTTATCTATAACCTGATAGCTGCTAAAGCCCATATCATCAAGCACAGGAATAGCCTGTTTAGGATTATCAAGTGTAAGCTCTATGCGCTCACTGCATTTTTTCATAAGCTCTTCTCTTGTAAGCTCCTGCACAAGGCATCCATTATGAATAATGCCATAATCTGTAGCAATCTTTGATAATTCCTCCAGGATATGACTTGAAATACATATTGTCATACCTCGCTCCTTAGCAAGCTTCTGGATGGTTTCACGCACCTCCACTATTCCCTGCGGATCAAGTCCGTTAATCGGCTCATCAAGAATAAGCAGGTCAGGCTCACCTACAAGTGCAAGAGCAATTCCTAAGCGCTGCTTCATTCCAAGCGAATAATGCTTTGTTTTCTTTTCTCCAACAGTATCAAGGCCCACTGTTTTTAACAGCTCTTCTATATATCCTTTTTTCTTAATCCCCGTAAGCTTACATTTAATGTTCAGATTGTCATATGCCGACATATTGCCATAAAGTCCGGGAGCTTCTATAAGACACCCTACTCTTGAACGTACCTTTTGTAAGTCCTTTCCCTTATACCCAAACATTTCTATTTCGCCATAAGACGGTGTTGACAGTCCGCTAATCATCTTAAGACAGGTCGTTTTACCGGCTCCGTTTCTCCCTAGATACATACTGAGTTTTCTCTACTACTATCCCCTCGCTCAATATCGGCACTATAACTATAACCTTATCTGGGAATATCTGCACCTGCTCTAAGTGCTCTAAGAGGTATTCTACTTTTAATTTCTCATTACCATCTACATATCTGGCTACCTCCTCATCTATGTTAGCCAGTACCTTATCTATCTCTGCAATATCTCCAGAGTTAGCCTTATTCTTTTCTGTTTCTGTCTTAAGCTGGATGATCCTCTCATCTAACTCCTCTGCTTTTTTCTGGTATTCCTGTTTATTTAGGATCCCATCTAAATAGGCATCCAGTAGCTTACTTTTTCTGGAGAGCTCACGCTGTAGATCTGCTTCTGTATGCCCTCCATTTGCCTCTAGGAGCTGTTTTCTGAGCTTAGTAAGCCAATTTATCATATCCTGCTTTATTGTATCTGTATTCGCCTGTAATCGCTCTGATACCACCCCCATTATTTCCATGAGAGAATTATAAGAGATATTTTCATTATCACAGCCTAAAGGGTTTATCTCTCCAGCTTTCCCCATTGTGCTATCTCTTTTTCTGGTTTTCCTGCCTTTAGTCTGCTTTGTACTGCATACCCAGTACTCATCCTTAGATACTCTCTGTTTCCTCCAATAAGGAGCCCCACAGATACCACATACCAGCTTACCACTAAAAGAGTATCCGCTGGTTTTCTTGCCTCTCCTGTCGGATCCTGTGGCTATTACTCTCTCCTCATGGATCTTACAGATTAGATCCCACTCCTCTTGTGTGACTATCGGAGGGAGAGCGTTTTCTACATATACCCACTCCTCCTTAGGGAGTTTTATAGTTTGCTTACTCTCAAAATCGTGTCTTTCTTTGTTTATAATCATGGTACCTACATTTTTACAATCATATACAAATTTAGGTATATCCATAGGTTTCCACGGTTTCCCTACCGTGTTACGGTATCCAGCATCATTAAGCTCCTTAGCTATGAGGGTAGAGCCTTTTCTTGCCATAATTCCCTCACACATGAGCCTCCTTACCTTAGCCTGTTCTGGATTGATATAATATTTACCATCTTTTTTATCCCATCCATACACGTTACCGCTACCCTGTAAGGCTATCTCCTGCCCCTGTCTGGCTTTCTCTATTCTGTGATCGTGGTAGTTATGGAGTTTCTTACTAAGATTTCTACTAAACTCCTCCGCTATGATCGCTCGTACACCTGTGATAAGAGCATCATCTGGGGAGTAAAATTTCCCATCCATGTACATAAACAGGAGCTTTCCTGTCTGTACTACCCTGTTAATAAAGAGGTACCAATCCAGAGTATTTCTCTGGAGCCTCTCCTGATCCTTGATTACTACAATATCAAATAGATCCTCATACAGATCCTCATAGAGCCTCTGGTAATCATCTCTGCCCTTTACCATCGTACCGCTCTTACTGCGATCAATATACTCTCCTACCAGTTTCCAGCCATGATCCTTAATACATCCTCTATTCTCCTCAATCTGGAGTTCTATAGCGTTTAGCTGTTCCTCCTCCGCTGTAGATACTCTGGCATAAAATACCGCTCTCATACCAATAGTATCTCTTATATCCGTTATTTTCCTGTATGCCATCCTGTTTACCCTCCTGTAATAGTCCTGTGAGCTCCTGTGTGCCTCATACAGCCACTTTTATATATTAGGTGTAGACTTCTTTATCCTCGATAAAATAGAGGGCTTTATGAGGCTGTTTTCAGTTCCTATCTATTATACACCCCTTATATACTAGATACAACTAAAAAATGAGGGCTACCAGCATTTTACAGCCAGTAGCCCTCTATATGAAAAAATTAAGGAGTGCCTAAAGGATTAAGGTAACTTGATTACCTGTCCGATGTTAATAAGGTTTTTATTTTTGATACCATTAAGCTTAACCAGAGTATCTACAGTAGTTCCATACTTTTTAGCGATCTTGCTAAGAGTATCTCCCTTAACTACTGTGTAGGTCTTAGCGGATCCTCCGCCTGTCTTACCAGAAATATCTCCAGCATTTACCCAGCCATATACAGTAGAGCCCTTACCAGAGATAGCCTGTAAGTGATACGGATGTATCGCACCCTCAGCCTTGTTAGTTACCTTAGCCTGTCCTGCTTTACAACCGTATGCAACGCCACTAGCTGTAGAGCTGGTATAGTGGAGGCATCCTGTAAAGTTTACAATATCTCCAATATTGTAAGAGCCTCCTCCGTTACCAGATGGCTTAGGAGCCTCCTCCTTAGTAGCCTTAGAGCTGTACTTAGGAGTAACAAAGCCTCTGATATACTTACCGTTTACTGCAAGCTCTCTATAGCCTACAGCGTTACTCTTGTTACCCTCGATAACCTTAATAACGCCTCCAGATACAGATACTACAATACCGATATGATCCGCACTACCTGTATTATCTCCTACTCCGTTATCATCCCAATCATAGAGGATCATATCCCCAGCGGATGGAGTGTAAGCATCATTCTCTACCCAGATACCCATATTCTTAGCAAGCTGGATAAACTGATTACAGCTACACTCTCTAGGGATAATATCTGTAAGCCCTGCCTTGATACCTACAGCGGATGCAAAAGTAGCACACCACGCATCTGTATACTTCACAGCATAACTTCTAGGGAGTGGCTTACAAGCGTTATAAGTATCAATAATCTTTTTATGGGATCCGTCACTCTCTTTACAGCCTAACCAACCCTTAGCGATCTCAACAACCTTTGATCTGATTTCTTTCTCTGTCATAATAATACCTCCGATCTAAACACTTAAAAAGGAGAGCCCTGTAAAGGCTCTCCCTGTCTGTCTGATAAATATATTTACTGTGGAGCTGTATAGCTCTTTGCTCTGGCACTATCGCCTAATCCCTTTGTAGTCGGATCGTTCAGAGTGTTCCAAACCGATACCGCCACTAAAGAGAGTACATAAGGATTAGAGACAGCTCCTACAATGAGCTCCCCTACCTTACTCCATGTGGTAAGATCCTGTGCTGTAAGTCCTGCATACGCAAGCACAGGAGTTAAAATACTAAGTACAATCTGTACCCAGAATACAGGATTTTTTACTCTAACTTTTAAATTCATACTGTACCTCCTTGTGAGTTTGTTAATAGTTGCTACGATACCTCAAAATGAGGTAAAGAGATAAACTGGATCCCCTCCTTACTTTAATCCTACAGAAACCGCTAAGTATCCTAAGATAAGTGTTACAAGCCCTGTTACAATAAGCCACTTGAATTTATCCCACTTATCCCCATCCTTACCCTCCAGCTTGTTAAGCCTCTCAACGGTTTCATTCAGATTCCCACACATATACTTAACCTCAGTAGCCAGCTCCTTTATAGCTCCAACCATCTCACTATTGCTTTTGAGTATCTCATCATGCTCATTAAGTCGATTAGTGTTACTCTTTGCTCGCTGTTCTACCTCAGTAAGTCTATGCTCGATGTTAATATCTGCATCTGTAGCCATATCCATAAGATCCTCCTTTCCGCCATAATAAAAGGGAGAGCATTTAGCTCTCCCTCTGTGGCTTATTCTGCCAGCTCTGGTAAATCAAGATCAATGAGGATCTGCTTAACCTGCTCTCTGATTACTGGCGGTACATCATTGATCGTCTTTTTGCCCTTTACAATAAGGGTAGCGTAAATTACTGCCATAGCTTTTACCTCCTTTCTGAGTATTGTTTTTAAGATAATATTGAGTAACATACTACTCATTATCTCCGTCTAAGATTTTTTGTACGGCTTTTCTGAGATCCTTTGGTATAGTATCAATAGTCCTTAACCCTTTGCGGATCAAAGTAGCGTAAACCTGTGCCATAATCTTTCTCCTCCCTCTTAGTTAGCTGATAACCCTAACATCTGCTCATACACATCTGCTAAGGCTAACTGTAAATCTGTAGCCTGCTCCTCTAAGGAGCTGTTTTTCTCTGCCATGAGCTGGATGTACTCATCTTTCTCATAGATCTCCTGTGTTTCAATTTCAAACCCATCAAACCCAGAGCTAAGATCTCCCTCCTTAGCCTCCTCATGGATCTCTTTGATACCTGTATTTACATATACATGGTAATCATCAATCTCAAGAGGCTTTACGCTCTCCGCTGTAGTTCTTACGTTTACAAATTTCTGCATTACCTTTTACCTCCTTTAAGTAATAATTGTGCATATATTCTACATTAGGCTCTACATATTTCTGGTATAGCCTAAAGCTATCACAATGCTGTAGCCAGCCCACATAGCTATTAAATGAGCACCACTCACTATAAGTAGGGCTCACATTGTTTTCTCTTTTACTGGAGATGCTAAGCATCCTACGCTTAAATGTCTTGCAAGTTGATTTTCTGAGTAAGGTATACTCTCCGAAAAATCTATAGCCTACAAAATCTACACCTCTTACCTTAGTAGGAAATACCTGCCAGTTATGCTTAAGCACCT